GTTGAGTACGGCTAATACCCGTTGATAAACAGTGTTTACGCTAACGCTCATAATTTTTATTTATTAAAAGTGGTGCATGCCTTATCGACACACACCACTTAGGTAACTTATAATCTTTTTTCTATTGCTTTTAAAACTTCCATGCCTTCATCTGTTTTGAAGTAGGCTGCAAGTGCCGAGTATGGATGCTCATCAAAAGGAACAGTCATTAGTTTACGCCCGGTATCTCCGTAAGTAAACGTTCTTTGATCCGCTGATAATGATAATAGCCCAGATTCAGTTGCTTTAATACCAATGTTTCTTAGATGTACATTATCGTCATTAGCGAGACTTAAGAACAAGTAAGGCTTTTGACGTGCAAATATAAGTAAATCACGTTTAAGCTCCTTAGAAGAGTTCTTGGTGACATCAGATCCAAATTCTACGCGCAACACTGCTTCTGCTTCGTCAATATCCATTGATTTAGCTAAGTTCATTGCTTCTAATTCCATTTCAATCCACTCTACATCGTTTTCAGCATCTACTTCTGGCTTGTACTCAGTAATAGCGCCGTTCTGAACGTAAGGATGGTAAAGCGATAATAGCTTTTGCAAAACTACATTTTCTTTAGGTACACGTAATACTCCATCGCGGAATGTTATGCGTCCCATTGTAGCTGTTCCTTCTTGTTCATCTACGAACGGTGATTTTTGATTTGTAGCATAACGTAATTCGCGCTGGTATCCAACGCTTTCGTCAAACCACAATAAAGGACATTTTTGAGTATGTATTGTAGGTACAGTATATACTAAAGGCTTTTTGCCATTAGTAATCTCATATAACCTATCTTTATAAACCCAAGTATCTTTCTTTTTAATTGGCGCTGTAGGCTTTTCTATTGTATGCTCTACAGGCATTGGTGCTGCTTTTTTAGCAGTCGTTGTTTTAGCTGTTGCCATGATATAATATAATTAAATAATAAAGTTAATAATCGCCCCCATCCGAAGACGAGGGCGAATATCTTAAAAAACTTATACTGTTTTCTTCAACAATACAAAGTTGTTAGCTGCTTGAGTACAGATAGTACGCTCAGACAACATATTCACAGTCATTGTATCAGCTGAACTAGTGTAGTTACCGCCAACAGAACCAGTGATCCACGACTTCATGCGACGGTCATCAGCTTCAGAAGCACGATAACGGATATGCAAGAAAGGACGAGAAATATTCTGGCCTAATGATTGATCATAAACTGTTGAAGTACCTGCTGGTACGATAACACCTTCGATGTCACCGATAGATCCACGAGTTGTAGAATCATTCAAGTATTTCCAATCAGTCTTGTAAAAGTCATACGAACCTCTACGGAATCCAGAGAATCCTAAGTTCAATGCCATATCCTCTTCGTTGTTAAATACACCGAAAGAAGTACCACCAGCTCCGTAAGAGTTCTGAGCAGCAAGCATGTTATCAATACCTAAAGAAGTTGCGCGATCTAAGAACATCATGTTCTCTTCAATTGCTCCCTGCTTATCTAGTTCTTGAAGAATGATATCAAAGTCACCAATTCCGTTAACTCCGAAATCTGCATCATTAAATACCAAACCACGATCTTCTAGTGCAGCAAATAAACCTTGAGTACCAGCGATTGCGTTTGTTCCACCAACTGCTGCAGCTCCAGTAGCTGTAAATGCAGTAGTAGCTTTTTCAGCTTCAACCATTGACATTTCAAGATAGTCATCAAAGCGTAGACGAGCTTCGTGCTCAGACTTCAAGTACCACATGTAACCACTAGTTCCCATTTCAGTTGTAACTTCAACCCAACCGATTTGAGCAACATCAGAACCATTCACTTCGTACTTATCACGAAGAATAATTGGCTGGTTGCTAAAAGTAGTGAAAGATGCGTCGATAGAGTTACCTCCGTCAGCAGAACCTTTTGCATACTCAGAACCATAAACAAAGATACTTAGGCTGTTACCAGCAGCGGCACGCATTGTTATAGGCAAGAAAGCCCCAACAGTGTTAGCAGCGCCTGCAGCATTTACACCTTCATATACCTTAATTGTTACCGTTTGTAGTACAGCGCTAGTATTAGCAACAGATACTACGAAAGCTTTAACAGTTGTAGGTCCGAAATTAATAACAAGAGTCATACCCGCACCAATAAGCGAAGGCTTAGCAGCAGTTTGAACAATTAGAAGCTCAGTACCAGCAGCATTACCAGCTACAGTGTGCGTTGCATCATTTGGTCCATATGCAATGTGCAGACGTCCTTGTTCTGACCAAACAACTTGATCAGAAGCCATAGGCATTTCAGCACCTACCATGCGCAAGAAACCGCCGATTGTGCGATTACCGAAACGCTCAACTTCTTTCTCATATACTTCAGGAAGAAATTGTTGTGTAAAGTCCATTTGATTCACAGGAATATAATTGTCTGCGAACAACCCCTTTATAGGACGCGGGGTTAGGTGATTTAAATTTGCGAGTGACGCTGGCGCCGTCGCGAATGATCCGTTTGCCATTTTGTTTTATTTTTAAATGGATTATTATTTTTTTCTTCTACTTTTGATCCGAAGCTTAGAAGAACTATCTCCCGATTCAACTGCGCGTATAGTTGCACCATTTGAAGCTGTTACTTTTTCGTGAACACCTCTCGCATTCATATTAACATTCTTCGTTCTGGCCATGCTATCTTTCATTGCATCGGATTTACCTTGCTCATAAAAGTGTTGCGCGACTGAATCAGCATTCATTGCTGTAAACAGAGACTTATGGTATCCCTTGGCATCTGACATTTCATTCTTTTCGTTCAAGAACTTCTTGATAAAGTTGTTAATGTCGCCTTGAGTTTCCTTAACCTCACCAGCATTCTTAACCTTATAGCGATATTTCTTATCTCCAACGTTGTAATCAAATCCTTGAAAACTGTCAGAGAAGACTTTATCACTAGCGGATTTAAAACGACTAGTTTGTCTTTCAGTAACTTTTGCTGCTTCTTCACTTTCTTTTGTATAGCGATTAAAGAAAGTTACCGCTTTATTTTGTTCTGTGGTCAATTTTGACCCAGCTTTTATTTCACTGTAATACTTAGACTTAAGATCGTCTAAATGATTTTTAGCTTTAGAAAGCTCTTGCTTACGATTTAGCTTTTTACGTTTGATATCTCTTTCATCATCCATGTCTTCGTCATACGAAAACTTGTCTTCTAGTAAAAAGTTTATATCTTCATTATCTAAAAGCGGGTTAGCTTGCTGATAATATTCTCTTAATAACGAGTTTTCATCTAGTGACGCGTAATCCGTGTTTAGCTTAACGTAATCTTCTAAGTTACCACCTGTTTCGTCCATAAAGTCTACAACTTTTTGAATGTTTTCAGGGAGGTCTACACCTTTGTCGATTGACTCTTCAATAGCATCAGCTACTTCGTCTTGCAATTGCTCAGTTACTTCTACAACTTCTTCTTCTGTAATCTCTTCTAAAAAGGTTACATTTTCTTCAGCGGGTTCTTCATTTTGAACGGGCTCTCGTTGTTGTGGTACTTCCGCTTCCACTTCTTGTAAAGGTTCGGCTGGTTGATCTGCAACCACGTCTGCTGTTTCTTCGACTGTATCGGCATTAGCTTGTTCGTTAAATTGACGCATGTCTAGCTTAATATCGCCGTCGTCATTTACAGACACAGCAGATTGCTCTACCACCTCTGGTTGCATTTCTTCGTTAGTTTCTTCACTCATGATATAATATTATAAAATTAGTACTCTTTAATTATTACCTAGGATCAAAGCTTCCTAAGCCCATACCGCCACCTAGAGTGTCGTTTCCTCCTGATTCGAAGTTAACTGGTGCGGAATCGTTTTGTCTTTGCGCAATCATTTCGCTTTGTTGCGTTGCTTGTAGTTTTGTTCTTTGATCTTTACGATCTTCTATTTCTCCTTCTTTGCGTTTTGCATTTTCAACTTCAATACCTTTAAGTTGCATATTGTACTGGAATTCTAATTCCATCAATTGCTTTTTAGCATCAACTTCAACCTGGATCTTTTGTGTATCTATCTGACCTTTCAGTTGTTCTAGTTGTGCCTTAGTTTGAAATAAAGCTTGATCTTTTTGCATTTCAGTTTGAGCGGCCATTTGTTGCGCCTGCATATTAGCTTGCGCTTGTGCCTGCATATTTTGCTGCTGCATTAACTGATCTTTTTCTTGCTTTTGTTTACGTCTAAGTTTTAATAATTGATTAGCCAACTTAAGATTCCTAACTTCACGAATATCAATAGCATCTGAAAGATCTATTAAACCCGCTGACAATGCAGTTTGAATATTGTTTTCCAGCATTGCTTTTTCCTCTTCATCAGGCATTAGCGTTATTGAAATACCAAAGTCGTGTAAATGTAAATCCGTAAGCTCTTCTAGTATACCAACATTGAACCCACCTATTTTTTGTATAAACGCTTCTCTAGCTGGGCTATACTCTATAATGTCAGATATACGCAGCGATAAGCTTTCAGCAGTTTCAGAGGTTAAGAACAACCCTGAATCTAATATATGTCTTGTAGCTGTGTTTGAGTTAGCGGCTGCCAATTTCTGCACGCCTACTAATGCTCTTGAATCTGGGGTAGATGCGTCACGTGCTTCATTAAGCCCTGTAACATCACGTATCATCTGCAGATAGTAGTTATACGTTTGTATAAGTGTTTGAAGTTTTTGCCCGCCAGCGCCGGTCTGTAATGGTTGAATAGGCACTTTGCCTGGGTTCATATCGCCTTCAGCTGTAAACGATCTACCAATAACAGAACCTGTTTGGAAGAACATGTTTAAAGCCTCTTGAGGATTATAGTTTGTTCCATTACCTAAATCAATCTCAGCTAAGCCGTCTGCATCAAGGTAAACACCATCCGGCATCATTCTTTGCAGCACCTGTTGCATCTTTAAATGCGTAAGCTGTATCATATCAGCAAAGCCAGTACAACGGCTTACGATTGATTCTATGCGGCCCTTGTACATTCTAGGTGCAACAATGCTATAGTTCATTTTAACTTTACTATAGTCGCTCTTAGGACGCATCATGTTTTCGGCCATACCCCATTTAAGAAGTATGCTGGTGCCTAGCACCATTACGCCTTCGTATAAAACTTCAAGCGAACGTGACATTTTGCCATACTCAGCTTCAAAGTTTTCAACAGGTGGATCAAATTGATCATCTCTTACAATAACCTTAGTTGCGCCGGTCGCTGTTTCTTTAACTTTATAAACCTCATTCATGTAGGTTTTATAATTAAAGTAAAGTATTTGCACTGTATTGTTATCTCTTTGATCGTAAGCGCCTAAGCTTTGATCATATACACCGTAGCTTTGTTGCCCTGTAGATTGTATATTGGCCATTTCGTCTTCGGTAAGATACGGAAATTGCTTTTTAAGTTCGTTTAAAGGAATCCATTTAATTTCACCTACGTAATACACATCGTCAAAGTATGGCGACTCTGTATAAGAGTATACCATATTAACAGGATCAACATACTCTACGGTTACACCTTCGGATTCGCTAAAGTTATTCTTAACCGACGCTATG